AGGCGAGCCAGGGGCGACTATCCAAAGCGATGGAGCGGTACGCGTCGGAAACGGACAATCCGAGCTTTGCGGCTTGGGCAAACGACAAGCACATGATCGTTCCCAAATCGACCTACACGGTAGCGAGTACCGTACACAGATAAGAGGACTACACCATGGTAGAGACTGCAATAGCAAAAAGCGAAGCGGCGAAGTCGATTATCGCCGACATGGCTGGACGCTTCGGCATGGAACGCACCGCGTTCGAGGCGACGTTGCGCAAAACCATCATGCCGCAGGCGACTGGCAACGAACAGATCGCCGCATTTCTAATCGTCGCGCGCGAGCACGATTTGAATCCATTCACGAAAGAGATTTACGCCTTCCCGACCAAGGATGGTGGCATTCAACCCGTGGTGCCGATCGACGGTTGGCTTAAAATCATTAACTCGCATCCGGCGTTCGACGGCATGGAAATCGAGGAACACTTTAGCGGCGACGATATGATCGCGTGGGTGCGCTGTACCATACACCGCAAGGACCGCGAGCACCCGACTAGCGTCACCGAGTATTATCCCGAGTGCGTGCGTAATACCGAACAGTGGAAGCAGAAACCGATTCGCATGTTGCGCCACAAGGCCGTCATTCAATGCGGGCGCTACGCATTCGGGTTCGCCGGCATCCTCGATCCCGACGAAGCCGAGCGCATGATTGAAATGGGCGCGGCCGAGATTGTGCCCGCCCAGCAAGCGACCGAAAAACGCTTGAGCGACCTACGCGCCAAGCTTACCGCCGAGCCTGCTCCGGCAGCGGCGGCCGAGCCAACCGTATGACCCTATGGACGCCAATACACGGCGTATGGACGCCAATACACGGCGTATTTGCACGCTCCGACAATTCGAGTTGGACACGGGCATTAGCGATCATGCCGTGCGCGCCCTGATAAGGCGAGGTAAGCTACTGAAAAATAAACACTATTTACAGAAGCAAACGCGCGGCCGCATCCTGCTCGACTATGACGCCATCGTGCAATATTTTCGCGAGGAAGTCTTTCCGTTCACTTGACCGACTTGATCCCACCGTATAGGATTTGATTACACACTGTAATACTCCAAGGGGTGATAATACCGTGGGAAAGAAAAGCAGCACACCCGGCGTCGAGGTCCGCGCCGGCTCGATTCGAATCGTGTTCACTTGGAACGGCCAGCGCTGTAAACCTAGCCTCGGCGTGCGGGCGACGGACGAAACCATTAAGTACGCCACGCAACTGCGCACAACCATCGTCAACGCCATTGCGATCGGCAAGTTCACGCTAGAGGACTATCAGCGCTATTTCCCGGCGAGTCCGTCGCCGCGCAAAATCAAGGTGATGCAACGCAACGCGCCAACCGTGCCGAATCTGTTGCACGAGTGGATGGCACTACAAACGCTAAAACCTTCGACCGCCAAGAGTTTCCGCGCCGCGATCAACGCCTGGACGGCCGCATGGCCGACGAAAGCCGTTGCCGACTTGACCACTATCGACATTCGCACCGTCATTCGCCAATGGCAAAGCGCCGGCACTTTCGTTAAGACCATCCGCAACTATCTCATACCGCTACGCGGCACGCTCAACCATGCGCTTGAGAAAGACTTGATCGACACCAATCCGCTCGACCGCATTCGCGACATCAAGCCCGACGAAAGCGAGCTAATCAAGCGCGTGGCCAAGGGCGATGAAATCAGGCCCTTCAAGCTCGATGAAATCGCCAAGATTCTCAAGGCAGCTAACGATCCCGAAATCAAAGACTTCATTGAATTTTGGTTGTTCACCGGCCTGCGCGTGGGCGAGTTATTCGGGCTGGCATGGGAGTCGGTCAATCTCACACGCGGCACCGTTCACGTTTGCCGCGCCATGACAGGCGGCGTGCTTGGTACGCCCAAGGCCAATCGCCGCTCGCAGCGCTCGATCAGCCGCAGCATGCGCACCTTGCAATTGCATCCGCGTGCGCTCGCCGTGTTGCGCCGGCAAAAGGCGCGCACCTTCATGCAAGCGCCGGTTGATTGCGGCGCGCACGGTAAACTGCGCTTCGTATTCCTGCACCCGCGCAAGGGTACGCCTTGGCGCGATGATCAAGAGTTTCGGCTTGGTTATTGGGAGGCGATCTTGCGCCGTGCCGAGATCGATTATCGCCGCCCCTACCAGCTACGGCATACGTTCGCATCGATGTGCCTGTCGTTCGGCGAACCGGAAGAGTGGATTGCCGAGCAAATGGGCCATGTCGATGTCGGCATGATCCGCCGCACCTACGGCCGCTTTATGAAGGACTACGCGGACGCGGCCGGGCGGTCCACCGGGCAAAAGTTTCATTCGATGTTTAATGATGAAGGGATAATGTAGGCCATGAGACTCGAAGCGCACGCCGGTAACTGCGTGAATGGCGGTCGCCATTCTTGGCGCAGTAAAGAATTTCGCATTTCCAAAGGTGCTTTCACGAGTTTGTACGGGACGATCTGCGCGAAATGCCAACGTATTCGGATCACCGAATACACAAAACGAGGGAATCATGTTGCCGGTTACAGACAGGCAAGTGTCGATGAAATTGGAAGGAAAGTTCAGGAATTGAGCAAGGAAAAACTTGAAGCAATTGATGGCGAATGACAAGGCGTGCCCCGCTTGCGGTGGCAATGACCGCGACCGCCCTTGTGCTTATCCGTCCGAGGGGCAGAAAGGGTGCCTGCGGGACATACGCTTAGCTCGATGGCGCGCCAACGCGGAGGTTCGAGAATTGATTATCGCACTGCGCGGCGGCCCACCGGACAAGTGCGACTTTTGCGGTAACATGACGCTGCCGGATAACTTGCATCCCGAAGAGGCCGGCGAATGGATTTGTAACGATTGCATCAAGAGGCTGGGGTAACGATGAGCGATGAGAAAGCGAGTCAAGGCATCGTTAGCTGCACGAAGTGCAACGATACCGGATGGCGCAGGTATGGCCACAACCACGCCCAAGTGTGCGAATACTGTTGTAAACACGATAAAGGCTGGTGGGAACTTACCGAAGGATGCTCGGGGTATCAGCCTGGCGCGGATAACCGTTGCTGTAAGGCGGGATGCGGAACGCTGTACCGGGATTTGCCAGCTAACGCCGTTTTAACCGACGGAGATTGAACCGACCGGAGTGGCGCGGCGTAACCGGCGTCGGCACGAGTGAATTGTTATGGCAACAAAACCTTTTCAATGCTCGCGATGCAGAAAGCCATTCGGGCAACCGAATGACTGCCAACAGCATATTAACGCCAAGCACGGCGGAAACGGGAAGGTTAAGAAACGCGCAAAGCATGGCGACGATTCTTTTGCTTCTCGTGCCATCGAAGCCGAATTGGCAATCGCTTGTGGCGAACAAACAGATGACGCATGGTTGTTGCCATAACGCCGCCTTAACCGACGGAGATTGAACATGAACGATACTGCGACACAACCTAACGAGCGCCTTGTTATGTGGGCGCTTGATCTAGGTTTTGCTACCGGACATGCGGATACCGAACAAGACTTGTTGGATGAAGTAGGAGCACAGATAAAAGAACTGCAAGCCAAATACTATGAACTGCTTTATGGTGTGGCTAGGAAGTTTCCTAATGAAACCCGGCATGAGACAGCACTTCGGTATATACGAAACGCTGAAACTCACGGCAACGAACCGGCTAAATGTGACACATAACGGCCCGCTTGAGCCGCGCGCCGACTAGGCGCGTCGGACTCGAAGCGGTTGTTATGTTTCATTGGAGGAATGAATGGGCGCGAGTACACGGGTATATGTGAAGGTTGTGAAAGAGGTTTGTTCTTGGGTCGAGGTAAGCGCGGTTACGCTTGATGAAGCCAAGGTAATAGCACGAAACGAAGATAAGGATGTGGTCCGAGTTGCTGAAGCGCAATACGATCCGCCATATTCAGAGACTGAAACATAACAGTTGAGTATACGGCTGGTGCGGCGATATTGCCCAGTTATGAAATTGATTCTGACGCTTGATCGCTAACGGAGATAGTGACGATGAACAACGAACGAGACAGGCGCAACCTGACCGAAAACGAACAGAAGGTATTGGATGGAGCACTTCGGAAATCTGTCAAGATCGTAGCGCGGTGCGCAAAATACGGTGGGATCATGGGGCAAAAATGGGGCAAAACCATGCTCAAACGTGCTTAAGCATGGTTAGCCGTATCAGAGAAGGGTTATAAAGACCATCACATAACTAACTGATAATAAAAGAAACCGAAAAGCAGCATTTTTGGGTATTTGGCGGAGAGGGTGGGATTCGAACCTTCCATATCGCGCTAGATATCAACGCGTTGGAGGTTCAGGGGGCAGGAATGGGGCGCGCAGAATGGCGCTGGGGACGTTTACGATGCGGGGGTCTGGTGTTGGCTTGTCTTGGGATCGCGCCCTGTCGGTGCTGGCGCGTAGGTCGGTTTGGTGGGCGTTTCGTTAAATGGATCGGGATGGCAACTAAACATGCCACCGGTCGGTAACTCGATGATGATCCAATTGTCACCGTCGCACTTCGCGATCGCCAACAGGCCACGCACCGCCTCGGCACGAGAACCAAGCAAGGCTTGATTGCCAATTGAGGCGGCGATTGCGCCGATCATCAAACACCCCAGACAAGTGACGATAAGCCGGATCGGCGTCATTGGCGGTTGAGTGCGCGAATCTTTTCCGATAGTTCGGCCTGAATTTCGTTTTCGCGAATACCGGCCGCTTGCTGAGAAAGCGCGCGCGCTTCGGCCTCGCTCAAGGGCTGAATAAAAGATTCAAGTTTCTCGCGGCCAATGATGCCCGACAGAATCGTACCGGCACGAATCGCTTCTTTACTGCCGCGCGGTGCCTGCAAGCCGACCGTGAGCCACTTAATACCTTGCGGGTGGGTGAGTATCCGCGCCATTAAGGGTGGAGCCAACAGCACGGCCGCCGCCGTGGCGCCAGCCGCCGGACCCCCTGGCGCTAGTCCCGCTGCGAGTCCTGTGGTGTATAGAAGCGCGCCGGGCTGCGCCAATTGAATCGCCTGCCCGCCCGGCACACCCGCCGCCGGGCCACGCTGCGCCAATTCGATCGTGCGCGCGAGTGTTTTCAAATCATCGGTTCGGCCTTTGAAAATTTGGCGCACGGTATCATCGCCGGCATTGGCGAGATTGCGCGCGATGCGCGTGCCGACCAATCCTTGCGGCGAGTCGGGCGCTAACAGCTTCATCGCCGCTTGGCTTTGGAAGTTTTGCCACTGTTGCGGGCCTACCGCCTTTTCGGCGATTTTGATGTTCGACAATTGCCCGCGCCGCATAAGTGTATCAACGGCCAATTCCGGGTTTTGATCGACTACCTTGCGGATTACGCGCGAGTTGAAAATCCGGTGGCCTTCTTTGGTGAATTGCTGCGCCTCGCGATACGCTTGGGTAAGCGACTGATTGCCCGATGCCGCAACACGCGAGCCGGCTTGGTCAATTTGACGATTCAACGCGCCGCTCAAATACTTAAACATACCCTTTTCCGGGCCGCTCAAGACTTCCGTACCAATCCTTGTTTTGGAGGAAAGTTCGGAAGCCAATTCGATCGCCGTTGAAAACGGTATTTGATCCGGCATGTTGAGCAATTCATCGGTAACTTTGCCGGCCTCGCTGCGTGCAAGCGTCGGTGTCGCCTCGGCGAGGCGTAAACGTTTCTCTTGCAGCTTGCGCGCCGCCGCCTTGATTTGCGTGGTATTGACCATGTAGTTCGGCTGCCGAACAGTCTGCGTTACTTGGCGCATGAGCGCTTCGCCGCCCGGACCAACCAAACCGGTCGGGCGTAACGCAGTCTGCGTGCTCGGTGTGGTTTGGCCGGCAAGATCGTCTACTTTGCTCCAAACCTTACCTTCTAATGTGCGAAAGGCTTTGGAGTTGTTTTGAATCGCCTCTTGAAAGTGAATGCCGGCCTCGGTCGGCGTTAGGCGCGCGCCATACTGATCGATGAAATCATCCACCAAATTTTCCGTGGCACGTGTAATCGCGGCTTTGCGTTCCAACAGACGCCCAGCACCGAACAAGGATTTTTCCGCGACGTTTTCGGCGGTATGACGCAGGCGTGCGGTCTCTTGCAATGAATGGCGCGGTGTTAGCACCAACGGGCGTCCGGCTTCGTCGGTGTATTGAGACAAAAGCCGGTTGGCCTCGGTGACGCCAGGCGAAACGTCCGTGGTGCCGGGGCGTAACGCGCGAACAACGGCGCGTTCGGGATACATTGAAGCAAGGCCGAAACCGGCCGCTTCGGCGCCACGGCGCAAGGACTCTTGCGCCGTCTCCGGTTGCGCGCCGAATAACTCGGCGAGGCTTTGACGTATTTGCCGGCCGCCCGTCGCACCAATAGCACCGCCGCCCGCGCCACCGGCAATCATACCGGGCGGGCCGAGACCTGTGCCGGCGATTCCGCCCGCGACGGTTCCGATGCCGGTTCCGACGAATTCGGGAACATAGCCCGCAATATCGGCAATGTCGGCCAAGCTGAAACCCGGTCGATCAACGGGCAGGAGTTCGCCGCTTGGTTGGCGGATGTGCAGCCGACCGCCTTCATAGGCGGGCTCCATTCCTTGCGCGGCCAGAATTTGCGCTTCTTGCTGCGGCGATTGGGCGAAGCTCAGCTTCGCGCGCAAGGCGAAATCTTCGACTTCGCCAGGCGCAATACGCGCCGCCGGTGGCGGGGAAACTACACGCGCCTGTTGGTCGTCCAACGTATCGGGATCGACAAAACCACCGTTCGCCGCCTTAGCCGCCCGGCCATTCCTTGGTTGTGCGCCTTGCGGATTGTCGGGATCAATGAACGCCATTTAGCGAAACCCTTTGGGCAGCTTGCCGAGTCGTTGGCCCTCTTTGATTGCTTGCGCGCGCGAGATACCGTTAACACGCATTGCGCGGTGAATCCAATCCTCTTCGGGAACGAGCAACTTCGCTGCCGGCCCCAGTGCTTCGACTACTTGCGACGGATTGACATTGCCGCGCACTGTCGAGCGGCTTTGACGCTCGGCGGCACCGTTGACGATCTGCAATTGACGGGCAAGATTGTCCTGCGCCACTTGCGGATTGGTCGCAGGCGTGATGATAAGCCGCTCGAAATCCTCTTTTTCAGTGCCGGTTAAGCTCGCGCCGAAACGTTCGCGCCGTACATCGGCAATGAAGTCGCGATAATCTTGATGCCAACGCACCATGCCTTTTTCGTCGCCGAAACGGCGACGATATTCGGTGGCGACGTTGCCCAGCACATCGGAACCGAAACCGACAAAATCGGTTTTGAAATTCCCGATCAATCGCTGTACGCCTTGGAATTGGCCGCTTAGGTTCGACAACGATTCGACTTCTTTTGCCGATAGGTCTTGATACGGCCGGCGAAACGCGGCGCTGGCACCGGCGACGGCCCCCGCGACGGGATCACTCGGCCGTTGCTGCAAACTCGGACGCGGTAAGAACGTGACCGTTGGCTGACCACTAATGGGGTCTTGCGTCATGACCGGAATCGGCGCTTCGGAGATTGGCGGCGTGCCGGCGGCCATAGGAACCGGCTCGTATTGATTCGTGTAGACGTTAAGCCCGATCGGCACGCCACCCACGCCGGTCTTAATATCCTTATAGCCAGCCACCGGTTTGCCGGCTTTCGCGTTGACTGTGGCAAACGCTTGTTCAATCGCGAAGGCTTCTTTCGGAAATCCGCCACCGTACAGATCGGCGAGCGTGGTCGGCCAATCGAGTTGACGCGGCCGTGCCGGCGGCGGGGCGAACGGCACGCCGCCAACCATCGGCGCCTGTGGCATGCCGCTCGGCGCGGTGGCAATGTCGGCGAGTCTCGGCGCTTCGGGCGCGGCCATCGGAATCGCAACGGGCGGGGCACCGGTGGGCGGCATGATCTGCGGAATCACGCCTTGCGTGAAATCCGGTGCCGCTTCATCGCCGATGACATTGCGCGCAAAGATGTTTTCAAAACGCTTTTGGCGCGCAATTTCGTTCTCTTGCGCGGCAATTTCTTGTTGCATGCGGCGAAATTGCAAACCCTTAATATAGGCATCCGCGAGATTGGGAACAAAACCGAAACCGTTAGCCACGTGGTATGATCCCCGCTTGACGGGCGAATAACCAATTTGACAAACCACCGCCCAGGGCACCACCTAAAGCACCATATTGCCCTGATATACCTTGCCCCTGTGCCGCGCCGATGTTGCCGTAAGCCCCACCGATGCCGCTCGCGAGTTGAGAACCTATACCGCCCAAGCCTTGGGTTGCGGTTTGGCCGACGCCGCTCAGGGCGGCAAGGCGATTGAAGTAATCGCCAAATTCCTGTGCGGCCATGCCTTGGCCGTAGCCTGAAAGCGCTTGAAGCTGCTGACCGGACAAAGCCCGACCGCGTGCGGCGGCGGATCGCTCAAGAGCTTGCTGCCCCTGTTGCAAACGAAATTGATAGCCGGGCGTTCGCGTGATGATACTGGGATCAAAACCGCCGCCGAGAATTGTCGGCGCGACTTGCCCCGGGGAAACCCCCGCTTGGGAAACCCCCGCCTGGGAAACATCCGTAATTGCAGCGCCTAAGCCGCCGGATAGACCGGGCGGACTACCTGCTCCGGCAGTTTGATAGTCCAAAGTGCCGGGCATCATGGTCGGGGCACCACCACCGGGCGCGAAACCGCCCGGCAATCCCATATCGGGCGGCCCACCTGCTCCGGCAGTTTGATAGTCGAGCGTGCCGGGCATCATGGTCGGGCCGGCACCACCGGGCACGTAAGCGCCGGATAGACCGAGCGGGCTACCTGGCCCAATTTGTTTCGTTGGTACGCGTTGAAGGACATTACCGGTGCGTGGATCGAAACCGGCTTGAATCCCGAGCAAACCAAGCATTTGCGAAAGACCGGCTTGGCCGGCGGCACGATAAGGCGCAATGTCGGCGCGCGAAAGGTCATATTGCCGGCGCAATTCGGCTATTTGGGCCTCAAGCCCGGCTTGTTGCGCCTGCGAACTTTCCCGCGCGCCAAGATAGCCAAGTCCGCCACCTAGAACGGCGGTGCCGCCGATTGCTGCTCCGACGCCCATGTTAGAAATTCACCTTTTCGTACATGCGTTCAATCTCCGTGTAACCGAGACGTTCGAGTAAACAGCCGAAATCGTGCGCAAGCTTCATGTGGATATGCACCACGCTTACGCCCATGGCGAACAAACTCGTTTCGTTGAACTTGATGAGTTTGATGCCGACTCCGCGCCCGCGATACTTGGGCGCGAGATACAGAATGTCGTTGTTGGCGAACTTGTGCGCCTTGTAGTGCAGATGCGGGGAGACAAAGTTGATGATGTAGCCGATCAACGTGCCGTCATCGCGCGCGGTGACGATATGCAGGCACCCGACGCGCTCGATCGCTAGGTACTGTTGATAATCGGGATCGAGCGGAACTTTATTTTTATTGCGGGCGATTTCTTCCCAATGAACGGGAAGAAGAGACTTGAGTTGTTCTAGGATGTCACTGAGTTTTTCGGCTTGGTACGTCACCATCGAAATGCAGATCGATAATCAAATGCACGCGCGGCGTGGTGCCGCCGTTGAACACATCATGTTCCAAAGCGTTGTTGAACCACCAGATATCGCCCGCTTGCATGCTCACGCATTCCACCCCGCAACGAAACGACACCGCCGGGTTGGATTGCAACACGACATGAAAGCGGTCGTAGTACGCAGTTTGTTCCGGTTCATCGCAATGCGCGCCGATGCGTTTGTTCGGGCGAAGCCGCGTGATAAGGCTGCGCCCGATGCGCGTAGCGCCTAGCTCGCGCGCAAGTGCTTCGACCGTTTCGCGCGCACTCGGCAAACAATCCCAAGCCGGATAGTTCACCACTTCATAGTCATCGGGGCGGTAGGGCTTGCGCCAGTCGTTGAAGCGCAACCAGATATCCTCGGCCTCGACATGCGGGCCGGCTAGTCGCCGCGCTTCGTAGACATTCCAAAGGCGCATGTCATGCGACACGGCATCGAGCAAATCGCGCGTGTCGAAACCGGCCGCGAGGCGATGGAAATTAATCACGTAATGAAATAGCCAAAATTGTGGCCATCGTTCAAATAATTAAGTATGTGAACGTAAACCAGATATTGTGACTTGCCGTTGAAACTGCAACACCGGCGAAAATGACTTCATCCGTTGCCGCATCGGAACGAATGATTCCGCATTCTGTGGCATCGGCATAGGCAAAAGTTCCGCCTCCTTGATTGCTGCCACCGAAATTACTGGCAACCGGCAACGATGCGCGCAGAGAATAAACGGTTCCGGCGGCAGTTGGATTAACGGAAAAAAAGCCGGATACCGTAACTACATCGCCTACTCGCATCCACTGGCAAACCTGTGTTGTCGAACCGTCCAAGTTCGCAATATTAGTAAGCGTCGGCGTATACGTTCCCCAAGCGATAACACTTGCCAATCCGGCCGGTGTTACGGCGCGCGTGGTGTCCGTACCGGTTTCTGTCTCGGTCGAGGTCGCGAGTTCCACGATGCCTTGCGCGGTTTCGCTCGCGATTTTTGCTTGCAAGCCGGCCGGCGTGACCGCGCGGGTATTGTCCGTGCCGGTGATTGTCTCGGCCGAGGTCGCGAGTTCCACGATGCCTTTCGCGGTCGTCGAGGCGGCCTTGGATTGCAAACCGGCTGGTGTAACCGCCCTTTCGGTATCCGTGCCGGTAATCGTCTCGGCCGAGGTCGCGAGTTCCACGATGCCTTTGGCGCTTTCGCTGGCGTCGGGCAAGCCTTCACCGGTACGAAATTCTTCGAACCATCTCACCCACAATGGCGAGGTGATGCGAAGATTGGTCCCATAATCGAGCGGTTCTTGAATCGGCGGCGGTATGCCCAAAGCCATTAGTGCTGCGCCTCGCTTGCGCGCAGATTCGAATCGACCAATACGGCGCGAATTTGATCGGTGATGGCGACGTGGTAAACCCGATCGCGCGCGGTCCCGAGCTTGCGCCAAACGGTGCGCGCTTTGTATTCGCCGCGACGGCCGAGAGAACGCCAATGCTCATTGCTCCATGTGTTGCCGCCGTCATCCGACCAGCGCAACATAACTTGCGGATCGGTGAATACCGTCACGCGGCCTACTCCCGGCTGAAAGAAAATCTCTAGTTCGTGATGGCGAAGCATTTTTCCGTCGCTATGCAAATGCTGCGACATTGCCTCGCGGCGCACGCTTATCCCCGCTTCGCTGCGCGCCGTTGGCGAAAGTTCGTAAATATGCCCATCCGCGTAATCCAACACATAGTCGCGATCATTGAAAAACGCATGCGCAGCGATTCGCGAACGGCCGATACCGAAGCTTGAACGTTGATGCCAAAGCTTGGTTTGCAGATCAAAGGCGAAAGTACCCGGTCCACGGGGAAAGGTCAGCACGTAGAACGTGTGTCCGTCTTGGCCATAGATATACGCGTAGGCATCATCGATGCCGCCGTAGGATTGGATAACACGATCCAAATATTGATCGGATATAACCTGCGGCGAATACCCGCTGGCGGCATAGATTTGCCGTTTGCCATGGCGATCCTGGCCAAGCCAAGCGACAAAGCCCTCCGTCTCCGCGATCGAATGTGGCGCCACACAACCGACTTCCATGGTTGCGCCATTGATTCGCGCGAAGGGAAATGCCGCCTCGCCGGAGTTGTAATCGACTTCAATTGAAGTTGCGTTGAAAATCCAAAGTTCCGAACGGTGTCGCGCAAGGCCAACGATGTTATCAGGCGATTCCTCCGATGCGGCAATATCGAGCGCATCGACCGAACCGCCATCGAATGACCCGGTAATCATCCATTGGTTGCTGTCCGGCACGTTAAAGGCAAAATACGTGTCCTTATAGACGACAATATCAGCACCCGGAAAATCCGGATCGGTGATCTGCGAAAATGTCGCCGTGGCATAATTAAAAATATACCCATTTGCGCCATCGACAATCATCAATTCAACGCCACTATCCGCCATGCTCACGCGCCCGCTATCCGTGTTGAGCGAACCGCGATGCGTGGCAGTACCGGCACTATCTACTTCGTAAAATCGATCCGCGACCACGGCATACAGCATGCCGTTTGCGCCCACCATGCCCCGGCCTTCTGCATCACTGAGCAAGACCGCGAAATCAATGAGTCCCGGCGTTGGATATAGCGCGATTTTTCCGCGCGAGGTTTCATCGACAAGCGGATACCAGTTGATTAATTGTTGCGAGTTGATCGTGACGGAACGCGATGGAACGGCGTGCGCAAAAAAATCAAGTTTCATTTAGGTGCCACGAAAAACGATTGCCCAACAATCGGCAAAAGCCGATGTGACGTTTGATCCCGCCGAATCCGCCGAGAAAGTTACTGTGCATGTGCCGGAACCGGTTATGCGGCCAAAACCACCAATCGGACCACCGGCAATAGCCGCAGCGGGCAGTGCCGGATTCAAATTAGCGAGATAGGTGAAATTGTTATTGAAAACCATGGTCGCTGTGCCGGCGGTTTTCTGAATATCCCAACCCACAGTGCCGGCGGTGCCGCCTTTGGTTCCACCAAATTGGCCGTGAAACAAAACAATGTCGCCGGCGACTACGCTACCTAAATTCAAGGTGAACATCGTCGTGGAAACGGCCGTTACCGTGACACCAGTAACGGCATTGCCGATTTGCTTGCGAATCGCAAAGGGCAAAGCCACCAGGGCGCCGGTCATTTGAAATTGCGCGCCGTCGTAAACGATCACAATCATGTCACCGGCACCGATACAATCGGCAGTCAAGGCTGTTCCGTAAAATTGGATGTTCTTGGCACCTAAGCCGGAGACATCAACGGTTGTCGCGCCCGTATTCGCTGCGGAAGCGAGAAATCGAAAGGTTTGTCCGGCGAAATAGGAAGTCGCGACGATATTGGGCGTAAGTACCAACGCATTCGCTGATCCGCCGGCCGTGCCGCACCAACTCGCGACACTTTCGTTAATGTCGCGAATGTTGTCCACCGTCCAGATGGTCACGTCGTTGGCGTCTTTGAGTACATATTTGTAGCTAAGGCCGGGATCGATCCATACGTTGGCCTCGCCGCGTGCGTCCAAGATTATGGGGTTCGTGTTGGCAGCGCTGCCCGTCGAATCGGTATAGGTCGCCTGTGATGTCGTTGTTCCGGCGGCATAGGTATACAGCCGACCGCCAACTAGGGGATCACCGTTGCTGTCGAAATTTTGGAATTTAGGACCGGGAACGAGAATGGCCATTAATCAGCGCTTTCCTCGCTTGCGATGCGCGCCTTTGATCTTGCCGGCGTTGACGGAAGCGTAAAACACGCGCTTGGCGCGCTCGGCACCGTATTGTTTGCGCATCGCGGCCATGATCTTTTCGCCTTTCTTGGTCAGTGGCATCTAGCGGCCCTCCGCTTCGGCCTTGGCGATGGCCGCCGCCAACCGATCGCTCGATTCCGTGTCGAGACGGGTTGCTTCGTCCCATTCGGCCTGCGTGAGTTGGCGGTTTTCGGCTTGCGCTTTGGCGATCACAGTTAACGCTTGGCGTGACTGCTCCATGAAGATCAGTGCGGCATTGAGCGCGCTTAGAATCTTGCTGATGTTTTCGGCGGTGACCGTGGTACTCATGGCGCCCTCTTCTTGCTGTTAAGATACTCTTCGGCATCGGTCAGAACGCGTGTGGTCAGCGCCAACCATCCCTCGGCGGTCTTGGGCGGCTTGGTGATGTCCGGCAGATATTTGCCGAAGGCGGCCAAGTCGCAGGTCGGTTGCACCGGGATTTTGCCGAGCGCGTACTTACCGCTTTCCACGGCGCACTTCGCGTTATCCGCGTACGTTTGCACTTGGCGCGCATCCTTCGAGCTAAGCTGTCCTCGATCGAGCAAATTGCTCGCCGTGTCGCGCGCGGCGCGGATCAACGCATCGGCGTAGTACAACCGTTCTTCCGTGGTCTTGGGTGTCGTCGCGCAGGCGCACAACACGAGCGCCCACAAGGCGAACAGGGCATATACCCTCGCTTGCCGTTCAAACATAAAGCCTCCTTACTTGGCAGTAATGAACACCTTGCGCGACTGATCGATCAACTCGCGCAGGAACACGCCGAGACCGCCGGTGATGGCGCCGACCACGGTTGTATTGGTGCCGTCGCCGGGCAACAGCCCGACCAAATTGAGCGCGAAAGCGCCGACGATGCCGATCATCGGCGCGGCGATGGGCATCCAGACCTTCGGCACCTTCGGTATTAGGCGTTTGAGCCATTCGATGATGACCGGGACTACAACGATGATCGTGAGCGGCACCAGTTCGTTGATAAGCTGGACAATCGCGCCATTCATGAGTTCTTCCTTCGCGATCTAACCAAATCGCTGTTCGTACCAGAGAAAGGTTCCGTAGAGTGTTTGCGAGCCGGCTTGAAGCTTGGCGATACGCATGGCGTATGTGGTATAGGATTTCAAAACCCATTCGTGCGGCCATTGGACAGCCGGCGTGCTGCCGTTACCACTCGGAAACACCGCGAGCGATTCCAGGCGCAAGCCCAAATCGCTAATCGTGGGTGATCCAAAAAGTTGAAACGTCGGGATGATCGTCTCGCGCGCGCGATTGCGATTGAGATAGCTTGCGGGCGTGCCGTTCGCCGAGACTGTCGGTTGCTCGTAGAGTTCCACCAACCAGCGATCGGCGGTCGCGGTGAAGTTGTAGCCGTTCACATGAATGGGAAACTCCCCGCAGATGCCCAAATAACGCACTTCATCGACACCGGCGATATCGACGATCGGCGAAAAGCTAAAGCAGTGCGCGCGGTGTATGCGGCTGTGAATGACATCGAGCGCAGGCGGCGAACGCGTTAAGTCGTCGGTATCGCGCCCGGCGGCAATGAGTTCGTCTATTTGTGGCGGGTTGACTTGCGCGTTACTCATATCTCAGGAAAGGACGTAACCATGCACTACAAAGGTTTGATCGATGAGACCGCTAAAATCGTCGTTGCACACGATTTCTAGTGATTCGTCCAAGGCACCGTTGAGATAGAGCGGGGTGCCGAATTCCGCCGTGGTAAAACTCGCCTGCAAGGTGTTGGTTGAGCCTGACCAAGTTAAAAGCGTCACGCGCGAGGTTAAATGCGAAAGTTGGTCGTTGGTTTTGATCGGAATACCATCAAGGATATCCAAAACTACCGTGGTATTGCGTTTGGCGCGGATCAAAAGCCCATTGGTCAGCGCCGACGCCATGCTACCCCATACGCTTTGCCCGAACGCGCCATTGTCGGAAAGCTGAATAAGCAGTTCCGTGACGCTGTAAACCTGATCGGCGGGCGGCGCGATGTAAAAAGGTGTAGCCGCGCCCGAATAGTTTCCAATCGCGTTTTTGGTGCCGGTGCCGTCACCGTTGGTATCGAGAAAGCGGATTAGCGGGAAACGGACAATGAGCCGATTGCCGGCGGCCAGAACTTCCGATTCGCTCGGAGGATTTACGCGTGCCGTACTCATTAGAAAGCCGTCGGAATCACTGCGCGCGGTTGATCGCGGTAGGCGGCCTCGGCGTTCGCCTTCGACGCCTCGGCCAACATCACCAGGTCTTGGCTCATGCGCCCGTACTCCGGCGCCAAGCGCAGCGCCAAGCCGTACTTGAGCGCTTCGAACCACTCTTGCGGAAAGTCCGGCTCATCACCGGCGGCGTCGAAATCCTCAAACGGGCGGTGGTAGACCAATTCGAGCGTTTCGGTGACATCGAGCGGCCGATAGTTGGTGTAGAGCGTGCCGTTCGGAATGTGCGCCTCGTAGAAATAGCGCGTCGGCGGCGAAATCAAGGTCTTGTCATACATCGACCAATGTTCGTCGCGATGCCAGGGGTAGACCGTATAGTCCTGATCGCTGGTGTTGCGCGTGAAGGCTTGGATAATGCGCACCGGGCGCGGAATTTTGCTCGTATAGGCGTACACGGCTTTGTCCACCGCCACACCGGACGGCAGCCCGGTCGCGATGGTGATGGTATCGGCGTCGGGAATCGTGGCGATCGTCGTCCAGTGAATCGAACCGCTATCGAGCACGATGCCGACGTTATCGGCGACCGTCATGCCCGTGGTCGAGTCCACTTCGATCGTGGTATCGGTGGCGATCCCGGCCACGCGGATCGCCGTTTCCACGTAGCTGTGCGTGGCGTGATCGCCGCTTGGGCCAAGGGCGTATTCGCTTTGGTTGAGTTGCAGAAACAACGTCGCGCGTTTCGCCGCCCACACTTCCAAGCCGCTACCTTGCCAGCTTTTTACCATCATGTTGAGCGCTTGAATCGCCTCGGTGAGTTCGGACGCCTCCGGCGTTTCGCCGGACGCAAGCGCGCCCACGACGCGCAACGAGGCATAGCAAATATCGTTTCGGGAGACGCTAAAGTTATAGCTACCCGATGTCGCCATTTGTCGTCACGGTATTGCGGCAACCGCGCCAATGCGTATAGACGCCACGGCCGATGTACTTTTTACAATGCGGGCAAACGCCCTTTTCAACGGCTGCGTTCTTGAATTGCATTGCCTCCATCTTGTGATGCGATGGGGTTAGGAGCTTCGGCGGCGATGGGATGGGAATGGCGGCGGCTTTGGCAAACACTTGCCGGCGTCTCATGCGCGCGCCTTGTATTTCGGCATCGGCTTGCCGTCGATGACGGTGGCGTGTACCGATGGACCCATAAGCTTCGCCCACGGTTCATAAGACATGGCAAAGCCGGCCATGTCGAGCCACGCCTTGGCGTGTTCGCAATCGCGCGTTTCCTCGAACGCCGGCACGCCTTGCGTGTAGTGAACGAGCTTGGCATCGGGATCGGGCGCATCGTAACCGACCAGATGATTCCACGCGCGCGGCAGGTCGCCAATCAACTCCGGGGCGAGCCAATCGATGGTGTGCAGGCCCTTCGCCGTTTCCACGTAAGCCGGCGTGAGCACGCGGCACTTGGAACAGTTGAACAGCATGGCCGAGGCGCGTTCGAACTTGACCGGGTTTTTCGACACCATCACGGCATAGCGATCGTCGGCGAGCGCGAAGAGTTTGGCGATGTCCTCGCACACCAACATATCGATGTCGAGGAACAGCGCCCAACCCTGATAGTCGCAAAGGAACGGCACCAAAAAGCGCGTGAAGGTAAACGGCGTCAAGCCCTGTCGCGAGAATTCCAATTGCTCGATCACCAACGGCGTGATCGCCACCGGTGCCGAGGAACGCGACAAAATGCTTTGCGTCAGTACCGTGAACGCGATCGGTTGGCGCGGATCGTAGCCGATGAAGATGCGCAACATCATGCCGCCTTCGGGCGCACGATCACCCAGATTTCTTCTTTGATGGTTTCGACGAAGCTGCTCAGCCTGAAATGCTTGCCGAGTCGCGCGAGCCACCAGTTACCCGGCTCTTGAATCAGATGCGCGTTGCGTCCATCCGCCAGGGTTTTCATGGCCGCGCGCGTGGCGATGGTGAAGAAGCCGAGCTTGCGGGTAACGCGCGCGAGGTCGCTCAGCACGTCATCGAGACATTCGGGCTCGATGTGCTCCAAGACATCGGTGCAGATCACCAAGTCGCACGGCTCGGGCGGCGTCTCCTTGCCGTCGATCGCGGGATCGTATTCGCGAACGGTCAACCCCTCGCCGATGCCTTCTTTTAGCAAGCCCTTGCCCGATCCGTAATCGAGCACGTCTTTCGCACCGATGCTTTGGGCGAGTTCGCGCACGATCGGCACATGTTTGCCGCTCGACGTGCCATAGGCCCGATTGGTGTTATGCAATTCGCGATTGAGTTTCCGGTAGCCTTCGCTGATAAGCATCGAAATTAGTCAAGGTGCGTTGCAGAAGATGCGCGGCGTGTCCGATCGCTTGCGACCAGGGTTCATCTTTGCCTTGGCGAATGAGTGCGACCGACTCGTACCAAGGCATGTCGCCGGTGACGCCTTCGCGCCAGGACGGTTGCGAGGGCGTTAATACCCAACACGGCACACCCAACCCGCCGGCGACGTGGTAAGCGGTTTGGCATACGGTAATCACCAGATCAAGTTCGGCGATCAAAGCGGCTTGTTCGTCCATGTCCTCACCGCGCGCGGCCTGCACAAAATGATGAATCGCGATGTCATGGCGCGCGCTGAACGCGCAGATTTCGCCGGGCGCGGCGTCGGTATACTGTAAGGAAACCCATGTCGCCGGCTGGCGCAGGATCGGCAACCATTCATCGAGTGGGATCGAGCGCAAATGCACGGCGGTTTTTTGCACCCCGCCCTGCCAGGCGATGCCGACCTTGGGCCGCTCACTCAGTTCCGCCAATCGGTAACGGTAAAATTCGCGCTGTTGCGGATCGGCAACGAGAAACGGCTTGCCGGTGAAATCTTGCTCTTCGTTAAACCCAAGCAAGCGCGGCAAGCTGCCCAAGCCGCATTTGTAATCGACTGTCTCGCCGTTCAACCAATCGCGCCCATCGGTGTGATGCGTGCCGACAACGCGCAGAAACGGAAAGGAACGGCGAAACAACGCCGCCAAGCGCGGCGCGCATTCGACAATAAACTCGTTGTCGAAGTCCTTGAGCTTGGGCAGGCAGGAACTAAACATGATTTCGTCGCCCAAGCCTTGCTCGCCGTGAATCACCACGCGCCCCGGCTCGCCGTTCCACCAAGGCGTCATTCCATCCTTGGCGTAGTTGCGCAGCGCCGTGCCGTTGTTCGAGGCCGGATCAAGCCGCGCTTCGTGGTATGGCCACGCCTCGCCGAAGCGTTGCTTTTCCAACAGGGCCAACGCCTTGTGCCAACGGGCAAGCACATGATTGGGATCGAGGCGTAACGCCTGTTCCGCGTACTCCATCACCTTTTCCGGGCGTCCGGTATTGACGTAGCCCCCGGCGCGGTTGGCGCGGATATCGGGGTTGGTCGGCATGCAACGTTGTGCCTCTTCGTAGGCGGACTCGGCACTTTCGTTAAAGTGTTCATGGCGCAGACAAATCGCCAGTTGGTTCCATGCCTCGCCGAAGTCGGGCTTGCTCTTCAAGCAATCGCTCAACAGTTGAATGGCCAGGCCATTGCAACCGCGCTGCATGAAGAGCGTGCCCATTAGATACAACAGATTGGGATTGCCCGGATTTTTCGAAAGCAGTTGATGGTAGATCGGCTCGGCGGCCACTAGGTTGCCGGCTTCGTGCAACCGTTGAGCTTCCGCCATCAACGCTTCCGCTTTGACTAACTGCAAACTAGCTACCGTCCATGGTGTAGAACACCGTAAAGCGGTGATCGGCCGATGCCGAAATCGCGACGACCGCCTTGGCCTCGATCCAGATTTCGCTTTGCACCGCGTCATCCGAGATTGAAACCTTGTACGGCAGTTTGGCACTGCCGCGCGTCAGGACACCGAGCGTCGTCGAGACAGCCGCCGACAATGCCGATTCCGAGACGGTATAGGTATCCGAGGACGGATAGCGAATCCCCAACTCGTAGCTTTGATCGGTCCCGGCATCTTTCACGTACCACAGAAAATCAACGATCGTCGCGCCATTCGGGATGCGGCACAGCTTGAACACGCTCGACGCCGTACCAGTGACGGTAACGGCGGCAACCGCGCTCTTGCTTTGCACGCCCGCATGAACGGCTTTGACGTTCGAAGTCCACTCCGAAGCGGTAAATGTGCTCATGTCTGTTTTCTCCTTACGGCGCTTCGGCGTGGGTGGAAATGACGATCGTGCCGAAGTCGATGTTGTTAAACACCAGCTTCTTAAGTCCCCAGATCATTCCCGCTTCGACGCCCAATTGGTTGCCATAGTCAAACAACTCTTCGTAGTACGTCATGCGGCCTTCGCCGTGTTCGCGTCCGGTCGCCATCGATGCCGCTTGCGCGCCGCAGAACACCGCGCGCCGTACCGTAGTGGTGTTGGGCGCGAGCGGAATGCGGGTGGCTTGGTGGATGATGACGCCGTTGTACTCGCCCAAGGCGCCGCTAAAAATGGGGTTGTCCATTTCCCCGCCCTGCACACGCGCTTTCTGCGTGTCGTACCAAGTCACGCGCCCGGCGGTGGCGTCGGTGCGCAGCGAATAGACTTGATGCGGATGCAAGAACAACACATAGCGCTCGTTGCCACCGATGCGCAGCGGGCGAATCAACGGCGTGGCCGTCTTGGCCGTAACGATAGCGCGGTCGATCAACGTCAGTTGAAAGTTGTTGCTCGCCGAGGCCGACGCGGACAGCGAGTTTTCCGTCGTTTCGGTGACGCCGTAAATGATGCGCATGTTGCCGGTGTTAGAGGTTGGCGCAGTGGTCGCCTGCGAACCGGTGTAGCGCGTGTCGGCCTGCCCGGTGTTGCCGGCGATCTGATTGAAAAACGCCGTGTCCATACGGTCGGCCCACCAGTCACGCAGACCCATCATCGCCTCTTCGCGCACCGAGAACGGTACGCGTTGCTCGCTCATCTTGCCGTCGCTGCGAACCGCATGGCGAAGTTGATCGATGAAGATGTTGTCCGAGTACGTGGTAAGCGCCTCTTCTTGGCCTTCCAGGGTGTCATCCCCGGCGACACCGGCCCCGCTAAGTTGCATGCGCAGACCGCAGCGAATGCGATCGCCGGCTGACTTGCTAAGATCGTCTTTGACTTGAATCAGGGCGTCAGTGCCGCTACCCATGAAACGGGAGATAAAAGTTTCTTTCAGTGCTTCTTGAAAGAGCTTTTTGCTCCATAGCTTCACGGCCAGCGGATGATTAACGCCGTATTGAGTGGTAGCCATGCGCAGACTCCGTGTAGAAAATGAAAGGAAATGGTTTGCCGGTAACGTCGGCTAACGAATTCCCCGGATCACGTTGGGGCTACGCGTTGCGCTTAACGTCCGCACGACGGAGTGATCGTTTTACGTCCGATCGCGACGTACCCATCGACTAACGTGCGATGGTCCCGCTATCCGCCGAACATGCGGCGAAAGTCCTTGTCCGAAATCTTGTTGAAATCCTCATCGGTGAGTTCGGCCGCCGCCTCGGCGGTGAGTTCCTTGCTGCCGTGGCCGCCGGCCTGACCGAGCGATTTCGCCGTATCCAAACCCTTTTGCAAGGTATCGAGCTTTTCGCCCGGGTCTTTGCTCGATTGCTTGTAACCCATGCGCTTCGCCATGTTGTAGACCGATTCGGCGGGGTTGCGCTGCGCGCGCAGGGCTTGCGTCACGAAATGCTGCAACTCTTGTTGCACCACGGCGTTGCGCTCTTCGTGTTCCATGCCCATTTCTTCGAGCATTTCCCCGCGCGTCTTGGCGAAAAACTCCAACGCCTGTTGATAGTCTGGGGTCTTGGATGAAAACGCGCGCTCTTGCGAATCGATGAAGGCGCGTAACCGCAGCGCTTGCAGTTCATTGGCCTGTTGCTGAAAGCGCTCGTCGAGATTTCTGGTCGTCTTTTCGAGGTTTTGCCGTAGCTCTTGCTGTTGGTAGTGCTGATAGCCAATCGGGTCCTCTTCCGGGTTCGGGATCGCCTGCGGTTTTTCCGTGCTCGCGCGCACGCGTTCATCGAGCCGCACCCATTTCTCTTGCAACTCGGCAAGTCGTTGCTCGGTTTCCTTGCGCCGCTTGCGTTCTTCGTGAAAGGCGCCGTGCTCGACATAGCCTTTCGGCGGTTTGTCCTTTTCGGCCTTGCCTTCGGCCTCGGGAGGCTTGTCCGCTTCCGGGCCTTTTTCGGCTTGCGCCTGTTCGCCTTCGCTGGGCTTTTCGTCGGGTGTTGCCGGCGTTTCTTCGCCGGCCAGTTGCTTTTCTTCTTCAGGGCTCAATTTTTCGATTTCCATCGTTGCACCTTTAACGGGGGTTAGCCGCAATAGAACCTAGTTCACTGCTTCCAAAGCGCCCGCGAGCAAGATCACGCACCAGCTACGCGGCATCCATCGACGGCTTTTCGCTTTCCTTTTCTTCGGCAATTTCTTTTTGCGTAGCCATTTCCTCGCGCCGAATCTTGGTGTCCTGTAGAAGTTTCCATTGCTCGATTTCCCGCTCTTGTCGAAGTTGGTCGCGCCTGAGTTGCATGTCGGCATTCCATTTCTCGCGCGACAATTGGATTTCGGCATTCGCCAATTCCCGCTTTGCCTCGATTTCGGCGAGCGTAATTTGCTGCTTCGATTGCAGACGCATATTTTCCGCCGCCATGAATTGCACTTGCTGCTGTAGTTGCTGCATTTGCGCTTGCACTTCTGGCGGCAGTTGTGCGCCGCCTTTGATTTTCTCTTTCCACTTGCCGATCAACGAATCGGGTAACGGCAACACGTCGAGCAAGTCTGCCGGCGGTTGAATGCCGGCGGCCTGCATCATCGGCAAGACTTGCGTCAGCGCCCACCAAGCTTCGGTCTTGACGTTGGGCGAGGTCGGCGCCTGATCGACGATAATGTCGTATTCTTGCGCCATCGGGTCTTTCACCAACGGCACCATTTGCGCGCCCGATTCCCCGACGACACGAATCAAACGGCCATCGGCGATAAACTCGCGCACGAATTGCAGCAACAACCGCCCTTGGTTCTTGCGGTAACGACGCAGGTTGGAGAACAACGGCGCCAACACCGCGAGCGCTTGGCGCTGGCGCTGCGTCTCGATGACGCCCGGCTGATCGCGGTTGGTCAGGCCCAACAGTTCCAGGTTCACGCCGGACACGTCGCGGATCGAGCCGATCGCGAAGTTCATCATTTGATCGATCGACGCCGGCAACGGGAACATTTGCCGTTCGCGCACGGAATTCAAGCGCCCGGCGTTCAGCGCCACCATGCCCTCGGGCTTGGCTAAGTCCTCTCTAGCTTGCTGCTCGTTGACCAGGGCGCCGACTTCGTAGAAGAAGCCGCCCTTTGGATTGGAGTTGATGACGTGCAGGATTTGCGAGAAGAACTTATTGGCCCATTCCTGCGGCTCTTTCACCGACCGCATGATGGCGTACCACTGTTCGCGCTGACGGTCGCGCTTGCCGGTGATGAATTGACGGGTGAAACCATCGACCGGATTGCGCTTGCGCTCCAACAGCGTGCCCCCGGCAATGAAAGCGCGGTAGTACAGGCGTTTCTCTTGGCGGATCGACTTCAAGCCCGGCACTTGTTTTACGAGCTTGCGAAACTGATCTTGATCGACGGCTTGAATCTGCCCGTCCAATAGGATGCGATACCAGGGGCTTTTCTCGAACCACTGGAATTCGAGCACGCGAATCTGTTGCGTCTTGCGATCGACCCCGAAGAAATCGCGTTCGTAGTACGGCGGATCGGCGTTATGCGGCTCGCCGTCGAGTACGTCGGGCACGTTGTCGGGGATCGGCGCGATGTCCTCGGCGTCCGGCCACAAGGCGCGAAGTTCCTCGCGTTCCAGCCATTTCTCGCGCACGTCCCAACCGCGATCTTCCAAGTTATGCTTGCGCGCGTCGGTATCCCAAACCATTTCCAACGGATCGATGCGTTCGGTGACGATTTCGCCGTCCGGGTTGGTGTCATAGTCCATGCGCGTGTCGGTGACGCCGACGCCGCATATCAGCATGTCCTCGAAGGCATCGGACTCTTCATCTTCGACGTTGCCCCGGTCACGTACCCATCGTATGGCGTTGGTGGCGGTCTCGTTTAAGTTCGCATCATCGAAGGTGCGAGGCAGAAAGCGAATCTCTTCACGATTGCCAATCTCGTTGCCCACGATCGCGTCGATGATGGTGCCGGCGCGGTTGAACGTGACCGGTGGGCGGCGTTGATCTTCCAACATCGCGATTTCTTCTGCCGTCCATTGGTGGCCGGCGCGAAACTCGTACAGTTCCCGCGCCTCTTTGCGCCACGCGGCATGAAAGCGCCGGCCCTCGCGATATTTCGCGATTACCTTTTCGACAAATTCATCTTCATCGAGCTTGTAAAGCTTCACGCGGTTTTCCAGCTTCGCGCGCGTGCGCGCCGACGATAGCGCGGCGGCGGGGCGTACGGTTGTTGCAGACGCAAGGTGTTGGCGAACAGACGCGTGGCGATGTATTGCAGGGCATCGTGCGGATGCGAATACATATTTTTGTCGGGCGTCTCCGTGTAGCGTTCCAAGCTCGTATGCAGTCGGCGGTATTGATAGCCGCCTTGAAAACCTTTGCGCAGCACCTTGCAGCGCGGGTGAATGAGCAAACCGGGCTTGCCGTTGACCATGGTGGCGAGCGGTTTCTTCACCGACTCGATACGCAAGGTCAACTCTTGTTCCGCCGGTTCAATGGGAATGTTCTTCGAGTAAAGAATCTGAAAGCAGGTCTTTTCGTCGGTCTGTGCGCGCTGACTACCGGCCGGATCGCCGTAGTCGATGAATTTCATGTTCGGATAGAAAAGCTGCGCGTGTTGCAACACCTTATCCGAGAACCGATCGATGCCCATGTCCTCGGACACCAACTCATCGAGGATCAACCATTTGCCGAAGGCGTCGAGTTGCGTCAAGACGCAAGCCGGCGTTAGTCCGAAGTCCCAACCGCGATAGATCGGCAGGCTCGGCAATGCTTCGAATTCCTGGCAGTGCGTCAAGTCGTTGTACTCGGGATAGATCGGCTTGCCTTCTTGCACATAGCCGTAATCGCCGTGGACATAGACGCGAACGAAATCCGCTTCTTTGCCGATGGCAAGATTTTCGTAATAGCTCTTGTCGCCGATCTTTTGCAGATGCGTGAGGTTTTCGGCCTCTTCGCTCAAGCCGGAGGGTTGACGAAAAAGCTTCATGTTCTCCGGCTTCGTTTCCTCGAACAGCCGATACCACCAATGATCGGTGTCGGGCGGGTTGGTATCCATAATGATGCCGGCCCAAGCGCAACCGCCGTCTTTCACCGCCGGAAAGCGATTGATGCGACCCTGCAACGCCTCGAAGATCGCCTTCGGCACTTCGCGCGCCTCGTTGATCCACGCACCGGTCAGTTCCAGCGACAACAGGTTGGCGACTTGATCGGGGCGATCGAGCGCCCGGAACATCACTTCGATTTCGACGCCGTGAAAGCCATCGATGATGTAATCGTGATCGGTTTCGCGCCACCGACCGAAGAACTTCGGCGGCAACCAGTCGTGAAAGGTCTTGATCGTGGTGTCGTGCAGTTGGCGGTAGGTGTTGCGGATGACCGCCCAACGTGTATGGCGAATCTTGTCGCTCGTGCTCTTGGTTTGCAGATGTCCCCGGCGAATAATCTCCATCACGCAACCGGAGGATTTGCCGGAACCAAACGGTCCCATCAAGCCACGGATAAAGGTATTGTCCTCGGCGAACTTCGCGATCGTGGGAACGTCTTTGTAATCGTACTTAATCGTGAGGGTTGCCATGCCGACCCATTTGGTAGGTCGCCGCGTCGGTCACGCCGATGCGGAAAAGAAACTCCCACTCTTGCGCGGTCCAAACCGTGTTCGCGAGCGCTTGCTTGCGGTAGGCATCGGCCAAGGCCGTGCGCACGTTACGCAGGCGTTGCAGACAAACGAGCTTTTCTTGATTGGGCCAGGATTCCGTTGCCGCTTCGAGATTAGTCGTCGCTTCGACGTTACAAGTGCTCACAAGATTTTTGCTGCAAGATCGTTGTCAAGCCGATGCGCTGTAACATGCTTTGCCCGGCCCACACGTATTTGACCGCATCTTGTTCATCGAGATACGCGATCAACAGACACTTGGGCTTGTCTCGATCGAGCCGTTTGCCCATCTCTTCCCAAGCATCGCGTGGCGACCAATGCGCGGCGTTGTCGCTGCGCTCGATCAACCGAATGATGCTCAATAGCGCGGCCCTTTGACGGGACGGCCGCGCTTCGTCTTGCCTTTGCGGTTCATTTTTTCCTTCGGCCACTGGCCGCGAGCTTTTGAAATCTTGTCTTGCCGTACTTCGCCCGCCCGATGGCGGCGGCGACCGCACCGGGATCGCGTACACCACCGCGACGGGCAATGCTCGCCTTCAAACGGGCAAAGCGTTTACCACTGCCAAGTTTGGGCTTGGACATGGAGACTCCTAAAGAAGTGGGGTTGCCCGTCTACGCCGGCGTGACCGGACGGGCGCGATCAGCGTGACACCGGAGACGAGTCGGTGTTGCCGGGTTAATCGCCTTCATCGCACTCGCGCGCGGCGCGCGATTGCAGATGTCTTTGCATGATATGCAGGAGACCGGCGCCCAACAGTTCCAAGTTGCCGCCGGTTGGCTTGCGCAGCGCTTCACGCAAGTCCGTTTCCAAGGTATTCACTTGCACCGGCCGGGCGTGCGTGACGGCTTGCACCAGATCGTCACGGCTAACTTGAGCGGCGAGGCGTTCGTACACGGCTTTGTTCAATCGCACTCCATAGTTTCAACGCTTTATTCGCCAACCAACCGGCGCGTGCGTGAACGACGGTCGCCGCCAGGATTACCACATCACCGGCGAGCATCACGGAAACGCCGTCGCCGGGCAAACCAACCAGCATCGTGACACAACCGACCGCCAGCCCGGACCAACCGAGGCGGCGAAGTCTCGTTGCGCGCGTGTAGTACACGACGAACAAGCATTCTTGCTCCGTCATCGCGCTTTCCAATAGCGCACGTGTGCGGCTGTCCCTTGGCGGCGCGCCCGACAAGCTTGCTTGAACGCCTCGCCCTTGCCGAGCCGGTCGATGCTGAATTGGCGGCGAACATACTTCGTGATTGGGCTTCCCCACTTCGCGACATAGCCGCGCCAACGATAGCAATAGCGTTGACGGTTGATGGTGTTGCATTTCCAGTATTCCAGATAGGTCACACCAACGACGCCGGTGCGACTGCGCTTGTCCTTTTGTCGAACAACCCATAAGTAGGGAAATTCGCCATGCTGTTTTTCGATCTTGGCGCGATAACGCTTAGTGCGTTCCAATGCTTTCGCCCAACCGCCATGCTTCTTCGCCGCGAAAAACTGTGCAATGCTCTTACCGTTGCGCTGATAACGGTAGAACCAGCCTTGAGCGCGCTTGTAGTCCATGCGCGTAATGCCGCGCAGTGGATCGTTCAACCTTTTTTGCCGGCGTTTCACCGTAGGCGCTGACGCAATCGCACCAGACGATTGTATCGAAGGCCAAGCGCCGTTTTGTGCATCGACGCCCACACGATACGGCACTTGCCTTCACGGAAGCGAACGTTGGTCTTTACTCGCACCGACACCATACGGGCAAGCCAACGCAATTGTTGGCGCATCGCCGCGCCGTAAACTGGAAATACCTTCTGGCGCGGCATGACTCAGCGCGCGATCACGATTCGCGAGGGTTCGACTTCGTGCAGATGAAACGTATACGGGTGCAGGTTCACGTACTCCGCGAGGCTCGGTAAGTACATGGCCATTTCCCTAACGTCGGGTAACAATCGATAGCGGGCGGTGGCGATTTCGTTCCACGTCGGATCGCTGTCGCGGCGGCTTATGGACAGATGCCAACCGGGCCGTTCCGCTTGCGGTGGATCGCGCGACACGATGATTCGACAGGCTTCCATGCTGTAAACCCGTGCGCCAATCTCCCGCAGCATCGGTGGCAACTTCACCGCCCACTCGGTTCTTTCCACGATGGCCACGTCCCTGTCGATCCGATCGCTCATGCGTGCTATTGCTCGTTGCGTATATCTTTCAACTTCTTCGGCGCTGGCAGTGGTTGCCCGGTCGCCGCTTCCAAAGCTTCAACGATATCCTTGAGCGTTTCCCCGTATACGATCATCACGTCATCCGTGCCACCGAGTTCCGCCAACGACAGCACGATCGGCTTTCCCTCTTTGAGACGTTTGACGTTCTCGCTATCAATGCCAAGCAGGAAAACGCCATTGCTCAAACGGGCGCGGATCATTCACGCATGCCCGGCTGGTGTTTCCACATCCGTTTCAATGATGTCGGCGAGTCTGCGCAATAGCTGCGGCAGGTTCAACGCCAGGGCTTCGCTGGTTTGTACCGAGAACCCACTACCCTTTTTACCGTCGATCACGATCACAATCGCACCTTCGGCGTCGGTGGCGAGCCTCACGGCGCTGCATTCGTCGTCGTACCGCCCCGCCCCCTTCATAGCCCGGCGAGGCGTTGCGCCTTCAGGCTCGCGGCAAGCTCGATCATGCGTTGGCCAAACTCGCGCGCGCCTTCCTCATCGAAGGTGAGCCATGCGATCTTCTTGCCGAAGTCGATCACGACACGCTTGCCCGTCGTGGTGAATCCCAAGTTAATCGCGCCTTCGCCATTCTCCGAAATCTCGCCGCCGGGGAACGTCGTTTCGGCTTGTCGCTTTTCGTCTGTCATGTCCCGACAACCCTTAGCGTTCCCTTGTATCGGTTCTTCATGTGGCGGTGCATCCTTTCGGCTTCATCCCACGTCGGACACCGCTTGCACTCGATCATCTCACCGCGATCAAAGACCCCCGTTTCGAACAGCAACGGCGGCCCACTGCCCCATTGATGATCGACCCCGAGAAAGACCGTGCTCACGATGTACCGCTTGCCGTTGCGCTCAATCTCTTCTTGCCTTATGACGCGATCGGCGGTTTCTAACCACTGCGCCCACTTGAACAAGTCCGGCTCCTGAACCGCTTCGTGTCCCTTCAAGATGTAGCGGTAACAGACCATCCTTTCTTTGCTGCGTAAGCGCGAACCTTGCTTTCCGGCCAACCCATCATGTAGCGCAGGATCGGTGCGGCCTTTGTCACCTTCCCCTTCACGATCACCCCGGCGTTGAAGTGCGGGGCATCGATGCTGAACACCGCCCCCGTGCTTCGTTCCGCGTCCGAGTCCGTTTCATTAAGCATGGGGGGCGGCTCAGCGGATGGATTACAGCATGTAATCCGGGATAGGGGAAGTGTACAGAATTGGACACGGTACTAGCACGCGATCACGAAGGCCGGCCCCCCTCGCCGGACCATCCCCCGGTCGGGGGTGGGGGCTTAGCTAGGGGGAGGGTCGCGCGTGATTCCTACTCGATCGCGCCGGCGTTGGGTTGTTAACCCTCCGTAGTTTCCGACGATTCAAGCATTTGCGTGTCGTTGGGGTCACTGCGGGGCAAACCTGGCCCCGATGACAGACCCACAACCTGGAATTGAACGGCAACGTCTGACCGTGCGTTCACTTCAAGGTAATGGCCATAGACTCGGCGCAACACGCGCTCAGCTAGCCATTTGATGTTATCGCAGTGCAGACGCGCGCGGTTAATCTCAACGTTCCTAAGCTTATGATTGTCGTACTGTTTTCCTGCTTCCTCGACGATTTGTTCCATGGCATCGACTCGCGCCTGAATGTAGCAAGCGCGCGCACGGTGAAAAACGTCTGAAAGAACGTCAGAAGCTATTGATTTACGAAGCAAAGTTGAGTACTTAACTTTTGCAGCATCGCAAGCTTTTTGTAGCGGTATTCCTTCCGCGTGCATCGCCATGACTTGCGCAAACTGTAGCGCGTTGATCTTGGCGCCCGATCCTGGCCATGCTTCTAGAGCATTGCGCAAATCGTGAAGCTCGAACCCGCGCCACGTTTTAAGCGCGTCCGCTCTTACGCGTTCAAGTCTGGCATTTATAGCCGCTTTCCGTCGTTCATTCTGCGCAACTTTCATTAATTCAAATCAATAGCTTAAACCGTTGGTCGGATAGTTCTAGATATACCTTGCATTACTGCAAGCAGACATTACAATGTGTAGTGTAGCTAGTCACTCAACACATCCGGAGCACACACCATGCACACCTACACCATGAATCGCTTTTTTTTCTACGGTTTCGGCGCTGTTCTTGCTGTAGCCGTCTTGTTTTAACCCCAACTCTTGGAGTAATAGAACCATGTTTCATTCATCCTACAATGTGAAAACCCAGCGCGCCCCGCTTAGCGACGTTGAATTGCGCCGCTATTCCCCGTCGATATTCGCCGAACACGAACACTCGCGCATGTCTGACCGGTACGGCTTCATTCCTACGATTCGCGTTGTTGAGGCTTTGCGCGCCGCGGGCTGGCAACCGGTACAAGCGAGCGACCAGCGCGTGCGCCTTGAGGATCGCAAGGGATTTACCCGGCATCTTGTACGCTTTCAGCATGCCGACGCTAAGGCGTTGTCCGTGGTCAACGATAGCATTCCTGAATTGGTGCTATTGAACTCGCACGACGGCACGAGCGCCTATCAGATGCACGCCGGTCTTTTCCGTTTAGTCTGCTCTAATGGCCTAGTAGTCGCAGACTCGACTTTCTCGAAAATCAGTATAAAGCACTCGGGCGACGTTATCGGCCGCGTCATTGATGCGACTGCCGAGATTATCCGCGAAGTACCGCGCATAACCAGCCAAGTGCAGGAAATGCAAGCGATTGCACTGACAGATAACGAACGGGTGGCTTTCGCTGATTCTGCTTTGGTCCTTCGCGATTCGACGTTACCCCTTGACCCTAACCAAGTATTGCGCCCGCGTCGTTACGCGGACAACGGCCGCGACTTGTGGGCGACGTTCAACACAGTGCAAGAAAACCTAATCCGTGGCGGTTTACGGTCGCGCAGTGCAACCGGACGGCGCGCCAGCACGCGCGCGGTTACGTCAATCAACGAGGACACCAAACTAAATAAAGCCCTTTGGTCGCTCGCCGAGAAAATGGCCGAACTGAAAGGCCACAAACTGGCGGCTTAGTGTTCGCGTTAGGCGTCTGAGCAATCGGGCGCCTACCGGGAAACACTAAATCCATTGAACAGGAGAGCAAAACGTGAGCAAGACCTACACAGTATTAATAACCCTTAGCGGGCGTCAACCGGCAGACTTAAAGGCACTTGCCGACCGGATAGCGGCAGACCTTGAAACCGGAACGGTGTCTGGCGCGTCTTTCTCTTCGGCCCAGTGCGATGTTTTCGAGGGAGATTGCACAGATCGGAAGAAATTACCCCGCGAAGGATTCAAAGCGCGGAAATTGCACGGCGAGCTATCCGCAAACGGCAGCGACTAATTAGGTATCTGCGCGGCCAAACTGCAAACCATGGAGAAATAACCCAATAACACACAACAAACGCAAACACCGTGAAGCAATCCGCGAACGCGCGGCCGATGCGTTGCGCGATCTATACCACAACGCAACCCCTAACTATCCATCCCTCGACGATAAAGAGGGCGCCGAGTTTCAGGCGTGGTTCGAGGATGCCGCCGAATCTGAAATTGACTATTTACGCGATGGCGGGGCATACGGCACCGACTACCGCAAGACCCTAGCGGCACCATGCAACGCCGGACGCTATCAGTCGGAAAAGGCGCGCGCCTATTACATCGAGCGCGGCATGCGCAAGATGCGCGAAGAGCGCGACGACTGCGGCGCGTTGCAAGGCTGGCACATGGTAGAACTCGCGGCCGGTAACAAAACACTAGCGCGCGCTCTAAAACGGATTTTCAGAAACCGCACGCCAAAACGCAATAACGCCCTTTGGGAATTCATCGGCGAATACGGGAAGCTTTACCAATATGGGCGCGGCGGGCGCACTCTAGCGCCAGATGATCTAGTGCGCTCGCGCGGTATGTCTTGGGGCATTCGCGAGGATTACGCCGAGGAAATCTCAATCGCCGCTTGCGTGCGATTAATTCAAATCGTCGAATCGTTTAATCGGTACGTCGCCGAGTGGTGCCGGTCGGTGCCGGAACAATGGGCGGAAGTAGTACGCGAACGCAAAGCGGAAGAGCGCGCGCAGCGTCGCGCATGCTTGGCCAAGTTACGCGCGGCTAAGCAGATGCGCGAGCGCTGCGAGACCTACGCGGGATAACTGCTAGTGCGCCCTAGCTGTTAGGGCGCACTGTCGGCAATCCTGCCGAGACACGGAGACACACAATGCAAAATCCTGAACCCTTGGAATGGGCCGCGCTATGGTCCGCGATGGAAAACGAACCTAGCGCATGGATCGAAACGACGGCCGCGATGTATGACGAAATGTTAAACGCTCTTCCGCCGCGCGCGATGGGCGCCGGCGCGTTTTTGGTCGGTGAACCCTACACGTACAACAACAACGGCGAAGCCGTTTATGCGTGTTTTGCGCAAGTCGGCCGCGACCGGTTCAAGGCGCGTTATTTGACAGTGCGCGAGTTTCGCGCGAGGGGGGCCAATGTTCCAGCCTAAGCACGGGTTAAGCTTTTTGATTCGCACACAAGCCGCCGCGTATGAACACGAGCGGCGCGCTTACAACGTCCCGCCTGGCGTCGGCATCGGTTGGACTCCCTACAAAATCCTAATTACAGACGGGGCGATATCGTATTGCGCCTTTCATTCGGTCCGCGATTTCCGCCGTTGGTTGGGCGGATCGTTTCGCGTTTCGCTTACTGGCGGTTATAGGCGCATTCGGTATGGGCGCATCATCGCCAAGGATGAGGGAAGCAAACATGTCCAGCCTATTTGATGACGTAAAAGCCCGCGCCATTCCTTACGCTTCGCATGAGTCCGACCTTTACTTACCGGACACGCCAGAAGTGCGCGCATTGCTCGCGGCCCACAATCGAACGGCGCAACCGTTTATCAACCAAGTAGAAGGCGGGCAATGGCTCGATGTCCCATTTGCCTATATCCCTTGATGGGAAGCGCGCGCCAAACGACAGGTCGCACATTGCGCCGAGTGTGGCGAACAGTGGCCATGCAGTGATAGCACGCGCACGGACATAAGGCCCACTTTGCGCGCGCGACACTATTGCAAGGTGTAATATTCGCGCGTTGCCTTAATGCCCATTGGCAACAGTGGGCATTGTGGCAATTGTGCCAACTACGAGGGATTACCAATGGCGAGACAAACGCTAAACGACACCGAGCGCGCGCAGTGGATCGACAACGACGAGGGGCTATATAACTGGTGGCGCTCTTCGCGGCAATCCAAACGCGCCTTTATCCGTGACAATCGCGCCGAACTAGATGCCTGTATCAATCGCGTTTTATCGGGCGCCAAGCCCGCCCATTATCTGGCCTATGGTAGCAACCGATGAAAGCCCTAGACACTGCCGCGCGCCGCGTGGGCGCGATCCTTTACGGATTATCGTGGTTGCTGTTCTTGTCGGTGCCGTTCGCTGCGTTCGCGTTCGATGTCCAGCTAGGCGCGGCCGTTACGCTTCTATGGGCGGCGCTATGGCCAAAATGACACACAGGGCAAGGCTGCGGGCTTGCTATACCCTGGCGCTGTTCCTGGGCGCCCCATGGACGGCCGGCAGTGTCGGCCTAGCTATCGCGAGGCGCCGGCATGCCTAGATGCAAGACCAAACACGCGACCGGCGAAGAACTGCGCGCGCTGCTTGAACGCTACGGGCTACGCGGCAACCCCGCCAGTGCCATGGTGGCCGACTTGTTGCGCGTGTCTCAGACATCCGTTCAGGGTTACTATTCGCGCGGACTGCGGCGCAACGATCTGGACCTGTTGGCCTACCGGCTGGCCGAGGCGTTTTCGAAAAACCTGCGTAAGCCGACGAATCAGGAAAAACTTGCGTAACTAAAATCGGAAATTCGAAATCCGAAATCCCAAAAGAAAAGCCCGCGCGAGGCGGGCTTTCAAGCCACACGAGGGTTGTCATGGGAACACTACGGGATGATGGGAATTTATGCCCTTTTCGCTGTTCCTGTCAATAGATACAGGCGTTTGCGGCCAAAACCCAAAAACCTGCGTAAGGCGACGAATCAGGAATCGCGCAGGCGGTGCGAAAAGCCGCGCCAAAAAAGCTCATCGTATAGGCCAAGCTGCGGAAAGACCCAATCGGCGTAGAAGCCCGCCCACCGGTTGGCCCAATACTTTCGGCCCATGCCGCTCGATCGGGCGCGCGTGGCCTCGCCCCAGGAACGCGGCCCCATGCCTTGGCACTCCGGGCAGACAACGATCAACTCAGGCCGTTCGGGATCGGGGATGCCTTCTTGCCCTCGGCACGTCGCGCACTGTTTGACGCGAGTGTATTCCCGTACACCGGTGCGGCAGACGCGAAACAACTCTTCGCCGTCGGCGTCTCGTGGCGTGCGGTTTTTGGAATTTAATTCAAGTTGTAGGCAAAAAATCAGATCGCGGCGATAGATATCCTGGCCGGCATACATAACGCGCGCCAACAAGCGCGCACCGGCACTGGATATGAGCGCGAGCGCGAGTAAGACATCCTCGTTGCTCAGCACCGGCGGCCCGAGCCCGACCGTCCAGCCCGAGACCTTGGGATTGATCCTAGCGGCAAGCCGCGCGCAATTCATTTTGTTTCCCGTGAAACCGCGCGAAGTAATCGAGCGCGGCTTGGGCGTTGTCAAAGGTTAGGATGGTGCCCTGCCAAGTATCGTGAAAGCGCCGTTGCGCCGGCGTGTACTTCCATCCTACCGGACTGGCGTTCTTGATTTCGAGCAACTCATTTCGGCCGCGAAAGCCGGTCACTAAATCGACAAAGCCGAAACCCACACTGGATGTCACCGCAACGCTCACGCCAAGCTCGCGCAGATCGCGCACAATGGCCGCTTGGTTGTGATCGGCGCGGTGTCTCATTGGTAGGCCATGGGCAGCAGATGATCGACATGCTCGGCCTTGGCCCAATCGCGAAACCGGCTCGGCTCGATTTGGTTCCAGTGCTCAAAGCCCAATTGGTGTTTGACGGTTTGCCAACACCAATCTTCAATTTGATTGACGCGCTCTTGTTCCATATCGAGCGCCAGCGCGCTCTCGCCCTTGTCGTGTTGCAGGCGGTGGTGCGAGTCGCATAGGGGAATGGCGCTGTAGCTCGGCTTAATGCCGGTCCCCGCGCCCTCGGCGATGCGGCGCACATGCGCGGCCACCACGTCCCCGCCGTGCGGCCCGGCCTGCTCATGGCGCACCGCGCAGCGCTGTTGCGCGAGCCAATCGAGAAATTGGCGATCGTCGCCGACTTTCGGCCAGATAACCGGGATGCGGAAAAAGCCCGACTTGCGCAGTAACGCGGCTTGCGCGCCGTATTGACCGAGCGGCTTTTGGTTGACAATGGAGAAAGCGACGGCGACTTGCTCGCCGATACGCGGCAGGAAAGTCGCGATCAAGGCGGCGTATTCTTGTGGGACGGCGAGGGTCAGCAACGCCTCTTGCGTGCTCGCTCGGGAGCGCACGGCATCGACGGTGACGATAACGGCATCGCTCATGCGTGCAACCGTTGAATCGTAAGACCGCGCAAAAAGATACGATCCTCGCGGATGATCCCCTGGCCGGTAGTTTTCAACAAATCGAACTGCGTAGGCGTCAAGCGCAACTCACGCACGTTTGGCGCCAAAGCCTGAAAGCGATCAATCTCCGTCAACAAGTGCAAGGCTTCTTTGGGAATACGTTGCGCTTTCATCCG